GTTTCACGCGGAGAAAACTGAATGACCAAGCCTCGCGTATATGATTTTGCGCTCATCAAATACAGCGACGGCGCAACCCCTGCTGTTTTCACCACGCTTTGCGGCATCACCAACGTGCAGGTTAACGAAACGGTCGAAACGACTGATCGCCGCTTGCGTGACTGCGCCACCCCGAATCGTCCCGGCGTTCGTGAGGTCAAGGTTGTCGGCATTGACTGGACCGTCACCGGCTCTGGCGCGACGAACGGCGATGTCCGCACTGCGGTCAAGGCCAATCTGCTCGCCAAGCATGTCGATTACAAGATCGAATATTACGAGGATGACAACACCGACGGCGGCAACCTTGTCGGCACCGACGCGGGCAACGGCCTGATGACGGCGAACAACATTTCCGTTGACGCTGACGGCGACTCGACGTGGGAAATCACCATCGAAGGCAGTGGCGAACTGACTTACACGGCAGCACCGTGAAGCTAATCACGGCTAGGGAGGCCGTATGGACACCAAGACGACGATCCGCTTTGGCGATGGGGAATATGTCGCGTGGCTTCCCCTGCCTCAGGCGATTGAGCTAGAGCGCAAGTGCGGCGTCACCGATAGGGACGGTCGCCTACATGCTAAATCCCTGTTCCAGCTTTACGAGGAACTAAGCGCGGGCCTTGGCATAGACGAGGACGGCAACGCGGTCTATCTCGGCGGCTCGACCATCCCGGCCAGCCATATGAATGAGATTATCCGCTGCGGCTTGATCGGCGGCAATTCCGGCCCTGATGATGGGGCGGGGAATGTCACTGTAGGCCCCATCCGTGCGCTCGACCTTGTGGCGAACTACGGCTATCCAGCGCGCCCCTTGGCAGAGGTTGCATCGACCGCATGGAAAATCCTTCATGCTGCGGTTATCGGCATTCAGGTAAAAAAAAAGGACGAGCCAAGCGCGGCACCGGCAAAACGCCCTCGCTCGAAAAGGGTCAAGTCATCGCCAACTGCGGAGGCATGAACCTCGACTGGGTGAGCCTCTCGCTTAGCGCATATTTCGAGGCATTGGAAGCGCACAACGCCACGCAAGGCGGTAAAGACGGCGGTAAGGCTCCGGTAGACGTTGAGCGGTTGAACCGTTTTAACAGGGCGCATGGAGTGGATATCTGATGGCTAGCGAGGTCGATCCAGTCGTGCTCGAATTGCGGGCGGAGAACGGCAAATACCTCTCCGCGCTGCGCCAATCGACTACTGCTGTTGATGCTGCACTAGGGCGACAGCAAAAGCAAGTCCAGAGCCTTGAAAACCAGTTTCGCAAGTCTAGTGGGGCAATCGCCAATCAATTGAAGATTGTCGCCGCGTCGATGTTAGGCGCTTTCTCGACGGTTCAATTCGGGCAAGTGCTGGACTCGTTCACCCGCTTGCAGAATAATCTGCGCGTGACTGGCCTTGAGGGGCAAAAACTGGAAGAGGTGCAGGGTCGCCTTCTCAATCTTTCCATGCGGTATGGAACGTCCCTTGAGGGTTTGTCTGGCGTATTCATGAAAGCGTCTATGGCCCAACAGAGCCTCGGCGCGTCAACCGAAGATATTATTAAGCTAAATGAGGTTATCGCCGCGTCCCTCAAGGTTACTGGAACAAGCGCAACCCAGGCCCAAGGCGCGTTGCTGCAATTGGGGCAGGCACTTGGCTCCGGCGTCGTCCGAGCGGAAGAATTTAACTCCCTCCTAGAGGGGGCATATCCCCTTGCCCAAGCCGCTGCGCGAGGTATCCAGAGATTCGGCGGCGACGTTGCGCAGCTTCGCATTGCCATCGCAGCCGGCAAGGTCACGTCGCAGGAATTTTTCCAAGGTGTCTTGCGCGGCGGCGTGGAAACCATAAAACAAGCGGAGAACGCAACCCTTACCCTATCTGGCGCATTTGAGTCCTTGAACTCTGCCTTCACCGCTTATATTGGCGAAGGCGCAAAAGCGAATGGCGTTACCAATGCGCTATCCTCTGCGATCCAGACGCTCGCGGAAAATCTTGACATTATCATTCCTGCCCTCGCAACAATCGCGGCATTTATGGGCGTGAACATGGTGGCTAGTGCCGTCGCTGGCTCTCGTGCCTATGCTGCCTTTCTTGCGGTCTTAACGGGAACTAGAACGGTTGCGTCAGTCGCTACGGCCGGCTTGACCGCATTGACCACGGCCCTCACTGGCCCCGCTGGCGTGTCCCTCGCCGTGCTGGCTGTTGGCGCGGGGCTTTATTACATGGCGAAGGGCGCGGATGGGTCATCAGGTGCGATAGACAAATTAACGGATAGCAATAGCAAAGCAAAAACCGAACTAGATGGCATGATCGCCAAACTGAAAGCGGCTGGCGTTCAAACGGATGACCTCGCCGCCGCCGCCGATCGTGCCTCAACTGCCGTTGACGGCCTCGCGGACTCTTATCGCAAAGCGCTGATCGAGGCTCGCAATTTTAGCAAGACAACCGCAGCCGGGAAAATACAAGAGCAAAGCGACATCATTGAGGATTCGCAAAAGCGGCAAGCGAACTTGCTGAGAAAGGTAGCAAGCGCCGATACCGGGCGTGGCGCTAGTGTGGCGCGGTTCGGTTATTTGCCGGGACAGGACGCCAATGTTTCGGCACTGCGCAAGCAATTGGAACTGGAAAAGCAAAGAGAGGCAACCGCCAGAGTCACGTTGCAAGCCATAGCTAAGGCCAACGCTACTGGGGTCGACCTTAACGCCGCATCGGAATCTCCAGCTGCTGCGGCAACGACTGGTGGCTCTCCCGGATCAGGGCGAACGCCACGTGGTCGGCATGGGCCTTCCGCAGAGGAAATAGAAGATCGCTTCAATCAAGAGATGATTTCCTTGGGGCAGCAGGCCCTTTCGTCTCGCGCGGCGATGGCGCTAAGTGCGGAGGAGCGCGCGGAACTAGAGGCTAGAACTGTAGAACTTGCCCGACAATCCGCCCTAAATAGCATCAATGCCGACCAAAACTATAATGAAACGCAAAAAAAACGGCTTAGAGACGCGCTCGACAATGTTGCGGATTTTGAACTTGAGCGGATCGAGATGGACAAGCGTCTGCGCTTGTTCGAGGAGACTAATCAAAAACTGGCATTGGAAAATGACATCCGTCAAGATGCCCTGAAAGACGAATATGATTTCGCTACATCAAGCAGCGAACGTATGCGTTTAGCCAAACTGCTTATTGACGGCGATTTTGACGAGCGCAGGGCGCAACTTAAACGCATCGAAGCGAATGAGGATTTGTCGGCTGCTCAAAGGGAAAGAGCAAGTATAGAACTGGCGGCGTTGAATAACGAGCGCGCGAGAGCGTATCGCCGCGCCGAGCGCGATAATGAATCCCCGCTTGCCGCCTATCGCCGCGAGGTTGCCGACACCGGGAACAACATGAACGATGAATATGAGGCCATCGCAGTTAGCGGACTCAAGGCCCTGAATGACGGGCTGGCCGATGCCATCATGAACAGCAAGAACCTTGGCGATGTGTTCAAAAACGTGTCCAAGCAGATCATTGCGGACCTGATCCGAATCGCCATTCAGCAAACTATCGTGAATAGCTTGTTGGGAGCAATAGGCGGCTTTTTCGGCGGACCCACTGGCGCAGCGGGGGCCAAGGCGGCGAGCAAGATATTCAACCGAGCGTCCGGGGGGAATGTCAACGCCGGTCAGATTTACCGAGTGAATGAGTCCAAGCGTGAATTTTTCCAGCCCGCCAATTCTGGCAACATCATCCCCCTTGGCGAGATGAATGCCAAACTAGCCCAGTCCGGAGCATCGGGCGGCGTGGTTCGCGTCATCGTCGAGGAAGGCCCAGGCTTCGCATCAAAGGTGCGCGCGGAAGCGACTGGCGTTGCCGTCGAGGTTGTGCGCGCCTCTGCCCCGGCGATTATCCAGGCTGGCGCAACGGAAGCCCAGCGCAACATGACTCGCCCGACAATGGGCCGGACATATTAAGCGCGGCGGTATGTGATTGGCGGCGGTATAGTAGGTAGGGGCCATGGCGCTCATAAGCATTCCGAACGAAAAGCAAATCATCCTAAATTCGCTCGAAGTGTTCGTGCCGGATCAGATGAACCGTAGCGTTTGGACGGGCCGCTCGCAAGTCGTCGGCCTGCCCGGTGCTGAAATGTGGTTTCTGACCGCCTCGCTTGAGCCGCTTGTGACGGAAAAGGAAGAAAGGCCTTGGCGCGCGTTCATATTCAACATGCGCGGGCGGCAGAATTACTTCCACTTCCCCTTGTGCAAGCAATGCCATATCGGTCCGCGCCCGACCGTTGGCGCTGGCGCAACCGCTGGCTACTCGCTTCCCTTGTCCGGGATGCAGCCGTCAACGCGCATATTGGAGGCGGGGCAGTATATGACCGTCCCCTTGCCATCGGGGCATCATCGCACCGTCATGCTAACGTCTGATTTGAACGCTAATTCATCGGGACAAGCGACGGCGACGTTGAACATTGCGTTAGGGGAGGTTCCTGCGGGTGGCACGGTTGTCGAGACGGCGCTTCCTTTCATTCCCGTTGTAAATGCTGACCCGCGCGTTACGCTGTCCTATGATGGTTCGGTATCCGGCGCGCAGTTTTCGCTGGAGGAAAGGCTTTGAGCGTTCCCGATACAACGGCGGGCGCGACACTTTCCGATGATGTCATTCGTCCGATTTTCTTCGTCTATATGGATTTCGACGGCGACCCGATTCGGTTCAACAGTTCAGGGATGGACCTGACCCCGACGGGCACCGGAGATCCTGACCTTGACGGCATTCTGTTTTCGGGCATCGGGCATCAGTTCATCGACATAAGC